TGGTTTTCTTTGCAATCTTTTTAGGCTGCTTGGCAACCTGCTTGCCCTTCTTGGTGGCCTCGCGTTTCTTCTTTGTAGTAGCGGCGTACTCCGCAGAGGTCAAAGACTTGATAGCCTTCTCAGGAAGGTATCGCTCGCCTGTAGCCTTGCTTCCTTGCGTCGATGGCTTGCCAGACTTTGTTCGCCACTTCTGCTTTGTCCAAGACTTCAAGCTCTTCTGTGACTTCTTGAGCGCCATTAGCTTTTATAGCCCCCACCTGCTTTTTTATAGGCCTTCGCTAACATTTGGGCTTTCCTCGCCGACCATTGACCCGGCTTGCCGCCCTTGCCACCAGCCTTTATACGATTAAATATCCGCTTTCTTTTTTCTGGTTGAGTGTAATTACCAGCTTCATTAACCCGACTTTTAGATTTCTTCTTTGTTTTGCCACCTTTGCCAAAACGAATAATCTCCAAGTCTTTGGCATCATCACCTGTAGAGGTTCTGTTACCTGTTAGTTGACTGCCCATCTGGGAACGAGAAATAGCCATTTAGCACTTCCACCTTTTCCTAGCTTGGCGCAGTCTGCTATTAGGATCTTTCGCTGCTTTAGGGAACTTCTTCATCTGTCCAGCGGAACGGGCACAGAAAGACTTACGCCGTTTTGCATCCTTACTCCCCTTCTTAACCTTCCCTGTCACGGCGGTTTTTAACTTAGATCCGGGGTTGTCTCTTCGATACTTTGCAACGCCTTTCTTAGTCATACCCGCCCCAGACTTTGTGGGGCGTTTATGTCCACCTTTTATGCTGTGGCCCTTCATAGTTCCCTTTTTCTTTTCCGACATTAAAAAGTGTCTCCATTTTTAATGTAGATAAGCTCGAATGCCGCAGAAATGTCAAAAGTGACAGAGTTGGAGGACGATATTGCTCTTACCTCAATGTCCGACTTCTCTTCTACTTTTATGGGCAATGAAAATCTTTCTTCGACGTGCATACCTGTTGTCAAAGACTTCACATCTTTTGATTGAAACACTTCGCCATACGGCCTCACCACTAAAATAATTTTACAGACCGCTGGAGTGTTAGAAGTCGTCCCGTTAGATATGTCATATTCGAGCAGGTACGCCGTGTATCCCGCAGGGACGGTCCAAAGAGCCATCAAGCTCTGGTTTGATCCTGTTACCCCGTTTACGGAAGCATAGACATTTGCAGGCACACCTGTCGTTACCGTACCTGTTCCCGCATAAATAACACCTGCGTTAGCACCACCAGAACCAGCAGAACGCACAATCATACGGTATATGCGTAAAAATGATTGTGTGGTGTTTACAACGGTTTGTCCGTTTAAAGTAACAAGTTCGTTTATTTCGTTGTAATCAGCGTCTAGCCCAAACAGTTCAACTGTCCTTGCGCCTGTTCCCGCAGAGGTGTCGTCTGTAGAGGAACTAGAAACTTTTAAAACGGTTGCCGCAGTCAGGTAACTATAAAGACCGCCTTCTGCCCATATCGTTTCTAAGCTGTTTTCAACAGTAGTGTTGTTGCCAAACTTAAAAAGCGGATAGTGCCAAGCAATCTGACCGCGAGAAACCTGAAGATCAAACGGCTCGCTAGTACCAATTCTGGATATTGAGCTTATTTCACGAGCCATCTTTACCTCAACCTCAAGACTTTATTCCAGTAATAGAGTTATCACTGACCCCGTGCCAGATAACGCAGATACATATGCACCGTTGTCGGCAAGGATGCCATCATTTGGGAGGTACACATCGTTCCATCCTGCTGGGAGAGTTAGATCCAACAGAGTGTCTCCTGATGCGGAGCCATTCTTAATGGTAAAGGCTGTAATGTTAGTGGCATACACTAAAATGCCCTGTATCCGACTTCGTGAGGGGCCAACGACCCCTGCACTAAACCCTGATGTTGAGACATTAAATGCCCGTATTTCTTGACCAGCCATCTAGGCCTCCTTTAAGCAAGGTTATTATTCTGAGCGTACAGAATAGTAACACGAACTTCACCCGCAGTTGTAGCGGCAGAGTTTGTTACGGTCAGACGTATATCAGCAGAACCTGTATCTTCCCATGCTAATGCTGCACCCGCTTGAGTGGTCGGGTATTTGCGACCTGCGGTTGTTCCAATAGCATAAGTATTAAGGATAGATGTAGCACCGCCTACGGTGTCACCAACGCTCAGATTAGTTGCATCACTTGACGCGGTAATAACGTCAATCACACAGTCAATAATCTGTGAGTTTGCTGGAATAACAACGTCAGTTACAGACGCAGCTAATGCACCGCCAGCTAAACTTGCGGCAAATGTCTGAGACATTACAACTTGTCCGACATTTGCAACATCGCTTCCAAGTGTAGTGCCCGTAGTATTTTTGATGGTTCCAGCTTTAATTGGACCAGAAAAAGTAGTCGTACCCATGTCGATCTCCTGTCTAGGTAAATGTCAGCCGCACCTTGCGACTGTCAGGGATGCCTAAACAATACAGAAGAATAAAACAAAAAGAAAGGGGCGATCCGAAGATCGCCCCAGCTACAATGCCTAATGGGAGGACTAGGCTTATGCAGCGCCTGGTGAACCGAATACCGCGCGCGGATCGGAAAAACCAAAGCTGTAACGCTCACGTGCTTTAAAGCGCATGTTGCCTGTGTCGAAGTCGGCTTCCATGCCGGTTGACAAAGGTGTGCGCTCAAAGTGTACGAAGCCCCGAGGTGCGTCAGTCTTGATGAAGAACGCATCTGGATCCGTCAGGAAGTCGTTGACGGTATAACCGTCAGGCAACATACCCATTGAACGGATTGCGTTCACATCGTTGTCTGCTGTACCAACGCGAAGATTGGATACCATCAGACGCTCTGCAATAAATTGCAGCTGACGTGGGATAATAAGCTTCAAACCGCGAAGAGCGATCTTCATGCCACGCTCATCAACAAAACCAGCGATGTTGATCAAAGCATCTTCAAGAGATGTTTCGTTCAAATCGGCAGCAGTTGATGGTTCGTTAGCAAACGAACCGCCGTTGGAGAGTGGGTGGTCAGTCGCACAAAGCGCCTTACCGTCACCACCCGCTGAAGCACCACCAGTAAAGGCGTTGTTCAGAACGGCTGCAGCTTTAACCTGCTTGGAGTGAGCCATTGAACGTGCGAGAGCGCGTGTGTAACGCGAACCCAGACGGTCATAGAGATTGTCCTCGACAGCTTCCTCTGTAAGAGAGAAGGCCAACGCAACAGTCTCATGGTTGTACCGAGCAGTGTATGCTTCACCAGCTTCGTCAAAGTTGATGCCAGAACCCTCAGATTTAGTCGGTGCTGCCCCAAAACCGGTCAGCATGACCTCCTCTTCGAATGCTCGATCAGAAGACTCAGTGGTGTAGATTTCGGAGTGCTGGTTTTCGTACCGACCATACTCCATGCCAAAGAGGGCGTTAAGACCCGGCTCCAGCTCTTTCGCGAGTTGTGCGCGTGAAATAGCCATGTTTCAGCCCTCCTTTATACGCCTGTCGTCGAAACAGTACCGCCAGCAATCGCGCCGTTGGCGGAATTGAAGTGGTTGTTCAGACGAACGATTACGGGGATACCAGCTACAGTGAAGTCTGCGTTATCGGGGTCCTCTTGGATGCCCATGATGCGCAGGTTCAATGTGTTTGTGGTGGCGATAGTGTTCAGATCCAACGTGCCTGTTGACAGGCCAGTTGCAGCTGTACCAGCAGTAGCACCTGCAAAGTTAGCGTTGGCAAAGATTGCCGCGCGTACTTCTGCTTCGGTGTTAGCCGCAGCAACGACGTTAGACGTCGCGATCACAAACTGCTGCATTGGGTCGTCATAGACGAACGCCTTTACAGGGAAGTTTGAGTCTGCACCTGAACCAGGCCAGCTGTTAGAAAAGATTGTTTCACCAGTGGTAGAGGAAACATATTCGCAGCCCGCGAACACACCCAACAGACCTACTGTACCACCCGAAGCCGCACCGACGATGTCAATGACACCTGCAGCGAGAGGGATGACAGGAGAACCCTGATAGATTGCGTTCGTGTTGCCTGCAGCAATACGATACTCAGTTGCACCAGTGCTGTTGGTGTTCTGACCCACTTTTCCAATGGGACGAAGACCGAATGCGCCATTTGTATTGGCCATTTGACAGCTCCTTTAGCTTTCAATTAATCGGAAGACCCACGTCCTCCGAAGGATACACGACTTTGCCGATTGTTTTGAATCGGCATTGAAGGATGTGACTCCTTCATTAGGTCCTGATCGACAGCCTGCATCTGTTCGCGGGTCCGGGTCCCGTAATACGCGGATCTTTCTTGGGCAGTTTCGATAGGGATGCGGCACAGCATCAGACCACCTTGGCCAATCACACCTGCGTGACTACCAGAGTCAATCACAGGAACGTGATAGTTTGGATATTCATCAGCGCGGACAGGTTCCCATCCTTCGCGGAGCTTGGCGTTGACATTCATTTTGTCCTCCTCGCCTCGCATAGCTGTTCGTATCCAACGATGCACATAGCCCTCAGGGGCAGCAGGTGCTTCAAGGTGACTGGGCGGCGCCCATGGTTTTCTGCGCGACTCTTGTTCGCGGGTCTCAGTTGCTCGTGGAGCTCGTTTGTTATCAGTCATCAGATCAATCCTTCACGTACTTGGCATATTCTTCCAAAGGGACGTTCAGCCGTTTCGCAATTGCGATCTGCGACGGTGAAAGCTTCACGGTCCTACGCCCTGATTTAGTGCTGCGGGATGCAGAAGAGCCAGCAGGTGCGACCTGGTTCCTCCCCGGTTTCTTGTCCGTCTGGAACTTGTTCGGGAACTCCGAACGCATTCTGCGGTCAATCTCACTATAGTACTCATCGCTCTGTGGGTCAAACCCCTCTTCTTCGACAAGTTTACGGTGAACTCCAAACGCGGCGTATGTCATGACTTCGTCCTGACCAAACCACGTATTTGTCTCAGCCCAGCTCTGCGCCTTTGCATCAACCTGTACAGGGGCTTGTTGCTGCTGAGGCTGAGGCTGAGGCTGTTGAGCGTACTGCTGCGCTTGCTGTTGTGGAGCAGGGGCCTGCAAACGCTGGTCTGCGCGTTGCTTGGCTAGCTCGTAACGATCCTTGTCAGAAGTCGCACGGGCCAAAGCCTCCTGCGCTTCGATCATCTTATCGGTGTCGCCAGAGTCATACGCATCTTTATAGTTGCGACGGGCGGAGGTAACTTGAGCCTCGATCCGTGCACCGTACTCGTTGAGGTAACCACTATCCAGCTGCTTCAAGCGGCCTTCTAGGTTTTGTTTCTCTTGGAGCAGTTGCTGGGCCACGCGAACTGCCTCTTGGCGATCACGCTCCTCCTTGCGGAATTTTTCAGTCAAGCGAGAGATGCGCTTCTGCACACCCTTACTGTAAGACTCCAATTCTTCAGCATTGTCATCAGGCTCCGTTTCCGGCGCACTAGAGGCGGTCTCTTCTACGTCGTCAGAAACCTCCTCTTCTTGCTCAATGATGATCTCTTGATCATCATCCTCAATGGGCTTTTGTGCTTCTGCAGACATGTTCGTCTCCTCAAACAGATTTGATATCAGTGGGCTCAAGAACAGTGGCGATCACTTCATCATCGTTAATGATGCGGATCTCTCCACCTTCGATCTTGAACCGGGAGCCGGCGTACCGGCCAATGCAGACCCAATCGCCTTTTTTGCACCACGGCTCAGAGTCGGGCCCAAACTTGTCGGCGTCCTTGTAGGCAAGAGGCCCAACGCTCAAAACGTAAGCAACAACAGTCGCCACGCTTTCACGGTCCCGAATCTCATCCGGTATATACAGGCCGCCCTTAGTTTGAGTCTCTACCTGATAAGGCATGACTAAAACCCGCCAGCCTGTCGGCTGAGGGAGGCGATCTAGTAAGGGCTTTTCCACAAGGGAGGGGTCTAGTACGCGGTCCTTAGGGTCCACGTACGAACTGTCGAGAGAAGGTTCCGCGCTAGCTCCAGTAGGAGCAGCAGCCTTGGCTGCTTTTTCAGCGTTGATTTTCTGCGCAACATGGTCAGGAAGATAAAGTTTCTTCGTCATAATCTGCGTTTTTCTCCAGCAGGGACTTCATTTCAGCCGAAGCGTAGGATAGCCCCCGTAACTCTCCTACCAGCTTTTTATACTCCTCCCAGTTTGGAAGGCCGTCGGACGCCATAACATCCTTGATGTACTGCTCCCGCTCACGCAACAACTTATACACACGTGATGCGAAGTCTACAACATCCATTATAGGTACTCACCATAATCATTTTCTAAGTCAGAGGTGATTGGACCACCCTCTACCCACTTATCACATGTATACTCCGCGGAGCAACAAAACTTCAAGAGCTGGCAGTAGCCCACTTGACCAGAGTCATCTCCGATGCAATCCAGGATTTCTTCTGTCTGGTTATACGCAGCGCAGTTCCCGCAAACATCACTCAACCGGAAAGCGCCGCTCTCCGATGGATCTCGGTAATCAGCGACCTCGATCGCCTCCTCCCGATTCTTGTTGTTCAGGTCAGAGTCTTTCGTAGCAAGAGGACAGCTCAGTCCGTCTTCAGTCTCTTCATACTTGTCGACAGGGGTCATCTCCCCAAAGGTAATCGTAATAGACGGCATCAGAATACTCCTCTGAACATTTGGGGACGAGCAATTGGGCTGAATGTTTTTATCACTCCACCTTCTGCTTTTTTCTGTGTAGCTGTATTCAACGCAATCGCTACAGCTTGCTTCTGCGGGTAGCCCTCATCCCGAAGCTTCGAGATGTTGGAAGATACGGTCTTGTCAGACTTACCCTTCTTCAAAGGCATCAGCTGCCTCCTTGGTTGCGCTGGGCAGCCATCTGCATCTGTGCCGCGATACGCTCACGGTTCACATCGTTACGCTCATCTGCCACGTCTTCTTGTAGCTCTAAGCGAGCAGCTTCCGAAGCGGCCTTCTGCTCCAGCTTGGCTTGGTCCATCTGCAGTTTAGCCTGGTCAATTTGGCCGTCCTGCATGATCTGTTGTTGCTTGAGCTGGAGCTCACTATTGCGGATCTGCACCAGTGGGTCTGCCATTGGGTCTGGCGCCGGTGGCATAATCTCAGGAAGCATCTTATCAAGGATCTGCTGTTGCAAAAGAGCCGCATAATCGGCAGAATGCTTAGGATCTTGCAGAGCGGCTTGTGTCTGAGCGATCTGTTGCTGCGCCTGCTGTGGATCAATAGCACCTGTTTGGGCGGCTATCTGCACCTGCTGAATCAGCTCCTGGGACTGCTCGATCATCTGTTGGCGAGCCAACAAGGCGATATGCTCCATGA